ATTCAATATGTAAAAAAGTGTACTAAAAGTTTGCAAGGAAAAGAAAAATCCTTACCTTTGCACCACGAAAATAAGGATGGTCAGGTAGCTCAGCTGGATAGAGCAACAGCCTTCTAAGCTGTGGGTCATGGGTTCGAATCCCATCCTGATCACGAAGAGCGGAAGTTTATAATTGTTTGATATTTAGCTATTAAACTTCCGCTTTTATTTTAGATCTTTCCCCTTTTGTAGATTAAAAAAAAGGATATAAAGTCCACTTTTGGACATAAAAGCTTATCCTTCGCGTATCCTAAAAAATTTAATCTATATGGCTACTTTAAAATTGACACTTTTCAAGGCCAAGGCTCTCAAGGATGGGAGGCACAAGGTCAGGGTGGCGGTCTGCCACAAGAGAGAGACTTGTTATATCGTGACGAACGTGATATTAGATAGCGAGTCCCAGTTTAAGAACGGTCAAGTCGTAAAGAGACCGGACGCTTCTTTTATAAACAAAAGATTGAGGAATATGCTTAATGAGTATCAAGACAAGCTTGACTCGATTAAGAACCAATCGTTATATACATGCGTGCAGATAAAGGGCATGTTGGTTAATTCAGCAGGGGATAACGATATCTCTACGTTCAAGGATGTAAGCTCATCCTATGAAAGGGAGTTGATCGATAATGGGAGTATCGGGTACTCAAAGCTGATCGAGCGGAATTGCAGGTATTTTACCGAGTTCGTGAAAGGGGATATATTCCTTTCCGATATCACTCCAGAACTGATAGAAGGTTATTCTAGGTTCTTGAGGAATAAAAAGGGAATTGGGGAGGCCACGAACTCCATGATGATGAGACATACCAAGACTATAATCAATAAGGGTATAAAAAGAAGGCTTGTGAAATATGATGTCCATCCTTTCGTAAACTTCCAGATATCGACTTCTCCCGTACGTGAGGTTGACATATCTTTCGAGTCATTTAATCGTTTGCGAATGGCCGATCCTTCGGAGCGTCGATTAAAGGTGGCGCACGATCTGTTTTGCTTGTCGTTTTATCTTGGAGGTATCAATCTTATAGATCTACTCGGCATTGATTTCCGTGGAATCGATACGCTGGAATATGTAAGGACTAAATCTAGGAATATGACGAGGGGAGGCAATAAGATCGTGTTCTCTATACCAGACCAAGCGAGAGATATTATAGATAGATGGATGGATAAGAGGACTGGCAAGTTGGATTTCGGATATAAGTTTTCCTATCCTAATTTCTCTAGGTATCTTTCTCGTTCGCTATCCAAATTGGCGCAGTCGTTAGGGATAACGGAAAAAGTGGTGTATTATTCCGCTCGTAAATCTTTCGCTCAATACGCTTCCGAGATAGGAATCCCGGATGGGGTCATAGATTATTGTTTAGGGCATTCAGATAAGTCGAAAGGCGTGATACGTTATTATACTAAGGTAAAAAAATTTCAAGCGGACATGGCGATATCAAGGGTAATTGATTACGTTAACAATCCGGATCGTTACCGGGATTATGTGGAGATGAGAAGGGATATAATGATGATGCGTGGGTAATATGTTTTTTATCATTAATGCTAAATAATATGTGAATGTGATAAACTTTCATAAGCCGACAAAGGTTATAGGAATGGGCATTATAGCAACAGTATTACTTATCGTGCGACAAGAGACTATAGCGTTAACCTTGAGTATAAATTGTGCATGTCTTAAAAAATTATCAATAATAAAACGTAAATGTTATGGAAAAGAGCGATCGTCTTATAGAATTGCTAGAGATTTTGAAAAGGGCTGAATGTATATTTATTGAACAATGGAAAATCTTATATAAAGAGGATGAGATTGACATGGAAGATATTTTCAGCATATTCTATAAAGGTAGTAATAATTGTGAAATTCAAGTTAAAAAATTGATAATTAAAAATATAGATAGTGTAGTATGTAATAGGGTGGAGACTGCATGATAATTCGAGTTATAGAAAAGGAAAAATGGACCAATAAAAAACGCCCGTGTCAGAAAAAATACGGGCGCTATACTTTGGCGATGCGAAGAATAGGACAATTTTATGGATTGTCTTTTTCTGTGAAATCCAACTTATAGCCTAGGGCGTTACCTATTTTGGATAGGATATCGATTCCAGTACTATACTTTCCGGTCTCTATCCGGGCGATGTTTCCCGGGGCTAGACCTGTGAGTTCAGCTAGTTTGTACTGTGATATCCCGGCCTCCATGCGGAGCTGGGCTATCCGCTTGCCTATTCGCTCCCGGTCATTCATCTTGGGGGCCCTCCCAATCGCAGTAATTGCAGTACCATACTGCGCATTTTTTCATTATCCCTAATAACATTTCCCGGTCTTCCACAGGATCAAGAGTACAGCTATGATGCAAGGCCATCAACAGCCTCTCGGTTCTTGATCCTTCGTTCTTGAATTTAAATGTCAATACATTCGGATTAAGCCCTATTGCGTCAAAGTCCCTGTCAAACACCTCGAAAACGGAAGCCGAGCGTACATGCTCGATGATTGTCCGATTTCCCAATAAGTTCCCTTCATGAGAATGGGCATCCCAAAATACCCACTCCGGTAGATTAAGTTCTATTTGTTTCATAGATTATTGTAGGCCTCTACTATTTTTAAATAACAATGCCGACGGGCATCATTATGTTTTTCTTTGTTTGAATCGTCATTGATCCAATCCCAAGCCTCTGAATCCGTGGTACGAACCTTTATGTTTTGCCCCCTGTAACGTGCCTCGATCACATATTGACCATAACCGTTACCTCTTCTCATCTCAAAATTAACCTTTCTGAAAGTTGCCATGTCTTTACGCCGCTTATCCGTTGCCGCCGGTTCTATTGTTATTTTGATGTTACAAAGATACTATCAAATTTGATAGTATACAAGTTTTTCAATGATTATTTTTGTGCTTTATGACATGTTTTCTTTCTCTTTTTCCTCCAAGACCTTTTTAAGTTGATAGAGGCTTATGATATCATATTCAAATGTGGGATTTTCCCAGTTTCTTCGGACAGAGTTCGTTTGGACCGAGATAAATTTCCGAAGGTCAAATATGTATTGACACGGGCTTAACTGGATCTCGTTAAATGTTATCTCGTAGTTATCAAACCACTCCAAAAGTTGTTTAAGTTCCTCGTTCATGGTATATAAATGATTAACACCCGCGAATATACCCAATTTAACCTTGCTATTTTAGGATATAAAGAATTTTGTCTATATTTGCTTCAAGTTTGTGACTTGTATTATTGATTGGATATTATGTTTAACAATATAATATAGGTCACTTATGGATTTTTATAACAACTCATCTCAAAGGCAACAAGTGGACGTTTACTGTCCTGTCCATCATAATTGGATTGGCCACTATGATTATGGCTCCAAGGGGGTCTATTATTGCTGGTGCAAGAAATGCAAGAAAGAAATCAAAATCGTTATGGGAAAATGAAGAGGTTGACGCAAAAACAAGAGAATTTCTGTAATTATTATATCGAGTGCGGCGGAAACGCTTCCGAGGCGTACAGGCGTGCCTACTCTTGCGATAAATGGAAGGATAAGTCCGTATGGGAGAAGGCTTCGGCTTTATTGGATGATGTCAAGGTTCAGTCAAGGGTAAGGGAACTGCAAGAGGAGCAGAAAGTTAAATCTGATATAACCAAGGAGAAATTACTGGGCGAGTTAGGTAACATAGCGTTCTCGTCCATAGCCCACCTTCACAATACATGGATAGAGCGCAAGGAGTTCGAGAGTCTAACGGACAAGGAGAAGTCGGCTATCAAGAGCATATCTACTAAAATCCTGAAGAAAAATATAGGGACGAGCGATGATCCGGAGATCATTGACGTGGAATATGTCAAGATAGAGATGCACGATAAGCTGAAAGCCATAGAACGTATCTGCAAGATGCTTGGCTTTGACGCTCCAACCGTTGTAGACCTTGGCAAATCGCTGATCGGAATAGATACCGGAATAGATGAATAGTGTTCTATTTTTAAATAAATAGCTATGTTTGTTAGAAAAAATACGAGGTTTATAATTTTATAATTGTTCTATATTTAATATTTTGGGAGCTGATACGGATAACAGGAGGATAATAAGCTACAAGAGGTTCAATCCGAACTTTCATCATCTGAGGCTGGCGTTGGGGAATGACGATATAAGGTTCATCTTCATGTACGGGGGATCGTCTTCCGCCAAGTCTTTCTCAGCGGCCCAAGCCTTCCTATTGGAATGTATATCCAAGGGCTATAACACGATTGTCTTTAGGAAGACCGGAGCAACCATAGCGGACAGTATCTACAAGACGTTCCAAGAGGCGGCTAAATCATTGCATATAGATACTTTTTTCAAATTCCAAGAAAACCTTATAAGGTGTTTCAACGGTTCCTATATCCGGTTCAAAGGGCTGGACGATCCGGAGAAGATCAAGGGTCTCGAATCTTATCAGTACGTGTTTTGCGAGGAGATATCCGAGTTCGATGAATCCGACTTGAAACAGATAAGGAAGCGTCTCCGTGGTCGCAAGGGACAGATGATCGTAGCTCTATTTAACCCGATATCGGAGGATCATTGGATCAAGAAAAAGATATTTGATACCGAGACATTGACCGAGGTGGACAATCATCTGTACGGGAAGCTCAAGGATAGCGTAACGGGTAAGATACTGCCAAAGGAATATTCCGAGGTAGGGAGGAAATGGGTCAATTCCGAGCGGACCATATACAACCCAAGAAAAAAGACTTACGAGACGCACCGCCCGGATATGGTTATCATCAAGTCCACCTATCTTAATAATTTCTGGGTCGTAGGGTCTCCTGATGGCACGTATGGCTTTTATGACGCTCAGACGATAGCGGATTTCGAGAGGGACAAGGAAAGGGATTACGCTTATTATCTGATATACGCCTTGGGCGAGTGGGGGACGATAAGGACGGGTGGCGAGTTCTTCCACGCCTTCGACCCCGCCAAGCATAAGGGCAAGTGCCCATATGTCAAGGCTCCCGTGCATATATCGATAGATAACAACGTCCTGCCTTATATCTCCATCTCTTTTTGGCAGGTTGAGACCGGGGATATAACGAGGATAAGGCAGATTCACGAGGAAACCCCGTCCGATCCGTTCAACACGGTCACCAAGGCCGCAGAGATCACGGTCAAGTACTTGGAGGAGATCGGTCACGATGACATGGTATATTTGTATGGTGACGTATCTACCAAGGCGGGTAACACGATCGATGAGGATAAGAGGTCTTTTTTCGATAAGTTCAAGGAAGGCATAGACAAGAGATTCCGTAGCGAGGACAGGTTGCCTAGGTCGAACCCTTCCGTATCCATGACCGGGGAGTTTATCAACGCAATATATTCAGGAGATATAAAAGACGTGTCCATCATGATTGACGAGAGTTGCGATACGTCGATAAACGATTATATCACCGTAAAAAAGGATGTCAACGGGGCGATGCTCAAGCAGAGGGTAAAGGACAAGATTACGGGTCAATCCTACGAGAAGGCCGGTCACCTTAGCGATGCCAAGCGTTATTTTGTCACGGAGATATTAAAGGATAGGTATACGTCTTTCTCGCTAAGAAGAAGGCACAATAAAAATAAGGAGGAGGATATGAGATATTACGATCACGTAAAATTGGATATATCGAACGCCACGAGGATAGTCTATGTGGCGGTCAATCCTGACGGGCTTGCGGGTATGGCAAAGGTGGCATTGATGGACGGGAAGGCGTACGTTCTGGATGCCTCGTTGAGGGATATCACGGAGGCTGGAGTTCTAAAGGATTTCTTGCGTCCTATAGGATGGAGTGATGTCGTGTTTGAGAGCGACAAGGCTTATTTCCCTGTAGCTAGGGAGATAAGGGAGACCGGGGAGTGCGATATAAGGATAAGGAAGAGGGCTTCCGATGCAAGATTGAGGATATCCGCCCATTCGGAGACCGTGAGAGATCGATTTTATTTTCTCGACAATTACGAGGAGAAGGATGATTATCTGTCGTTTGTCGAGAATATGCTAGATTATGGGGGCAAGGATGGAGGGGAGTCGCTGTGTTGCCTATCCGCTATAGCGGAGATTTTGGTACGAAACAATATTTAAAACGAATATATTATGGGTTTGTTTGATTTTTTCAGGAAAGAGGATAAGGTGGCGAATGTGCCCGATCGTCCTCCAAGGTCGAGAGGACTCGTGGATTTGTCCGGTTATCTGGGGGTGTTCAGCCCCTATACCTGTTCCGGGAATTTTATCGAGGCTTTCGAGACCATGGGAGAGGTCTTTTTCCCCGTGGATTTCTTGGCTAGCAGGATAGCGGGCGGCAATTATCAATTAAAATTGGCGAAGGATGATTCCGTGGTGTTCAATAACGAGGAGATGAACCGTTTTTTTAGCGATCCTAACCCTTTATTCTCGTTCGAGGATTTGGTTAAGATGTTCTTTGTCTATAAGTATGTGACAGGTAATGGATTCTGGCAGGCTTCCCCGTCTGTAGGGGGGGTAAAGCCTAAGGAACTATGGAAATGGTGCGATACCTATTGGGTCTTGCCAAGTGATCAGGTCGTGATAAACAGCCCGATGTCCATTCCCTTGTTCCAGCCGTCAACAAAGGAGGATATAATCAACAGCTATCGTATTTCCACCAGCTCGGGGCTTATGGATATAGACCCGTCTCTGGTCATCCACTACAAGGATATAAATATGCGATTGAATAGCTCATACCTAAAGGGACGTAGCAGGTTGGAGACCCAACGTTATCCTATCGCCAACTTGGTCGCCGTGTACGAGGCAAGGAATGTCATATACGTTAAAAGGGGGGCCTTGGGATTGCTGATAAGCAAGAAATATGACGCTGATGGTTCCCTTCCTCTCACCGACAAGGAGAAGAGAAACATAAGGAAGGAGTGGAATGACAATTATGGGTTGACTAATGACAGGTCCCAGATGAGCATAGTGGATGTCCCTACGGAGTTCGTGAGGATAAACATGTCCATCCAAGAACTTATGCCTTTCGAGGAGACTTTGGCGGACGCTATACAGATAGCCGGTATATATGGTATACCTTCAGTGCTGATTCCACGCAAGGATATGGCCAAATACGACAATCAGGATATCGCCGAGATATCCGTTTATTCCAATATCGTTATTCCTGAGGCCCGGAAATTCTGCCGATCGATGACCTCCTTTCTTGGCCTTGATAAGTCCGGCATGTATATAGACGTGGATTTTAGTGGCGTAAGCGTATTGCAAGTACGTGATAAGGATATGGTAGAGAAGAGGCGTATCGTATCGGAGAAATGCCAGAAGGAATTCATGGGAGGCGTATTGACGTTGAATGACTGGAGAGCGCAGATAGGGGAGAGCAAGGTAGGGAACCCCTTGTATGACAAGTTGGTTTACGATATGTCTACCGAGGAATTGGCCTTGGTCAAGGAGATCATATCCTTAGCTAGGTCTGGCGGTCCATCAAGGAGCGTCTCATCCTCTTCTGGAGGGACTTCTGGTAATAAAAAACCGTCCGACGAGGGCGATGACGATAGGGGTGATGTTGATGATGATAAAAAATGATTCTATAGTTTTGCTTTTTAATATATTAACCCTATATTTGTAGGACATAACAAATAAAGAAATTAGAGCCTGAGAGCCATACCCGGCGGGAGTCGTATCCTGCGGGGTATGGCTCTTTTTATTTATACCGACATGGAACCGTATAGAAGCATATTATTTAAGACCAAGTCCACGGACGTGGATGAGAAAGGAATAGTCAAGGTGGCCGTTAATGGTATCGGGATAAAGGACAGCGACGGCGATATATCGTCTCCCGGTTCTTTCTCCAAGACGCTCCAAGAGAATTTCAACAGGTGCAAGTGGTTTCTCAACCATGACAAGACCAAGCTTCTTGGCTGCCCTATAGAGGGAGTGGAGGAGGATGGCAATCTGGTCATGACCGGGCAGATCAATCTAAAGAAGCAGATAGGCGTAGAGACGCTGGAGGATTACAAGCTATACAGGGATCATGGCAAGACCTTGGAGCATTCCGTGGGCGTTAGGGCCGTGAAGCGGGATTCCAATAACCCGGCTATCGTTAAGGAGTGGTTCTTGGGCGAGTATAGCACGCTGACCCATTGGGGTGCTAATCCTCAGACATTCTTGATGGATATAAAGGAATTGAGGGGTAGTGACTTGAGAGATCATATAAATATGATGCGTGACGCTTTAAATAAGAGATATAGCGGAGATAAGCTCAAGGCTCTTGAGGCTAACATATCTATCGTAGAGAAAGCGTTGATCGGATCTAATATAGTACAGTGCCCTCATTGCGGGCTGGCTTTCGATTATGGGTCAGTACCGGAACACACGTTGGAGAGCCAAGTGATCGATGCCGTCGGTGACTATTCACGATGGATAACGGAGGATGTGGTATATCAGGAGATGGAAAAGATCAAGCCGGAGTTACAAGACCGTATCTTGGAGATAATCAACTCCAAGAAATCCGTTGATGATTTCGCCTCTTATGTCCGCTGCCCTAAATGTTATTCCAGAATATATAGAAGCAACACCCTTATATCTGAGCCGGAAGACTCCACTCAGATAGAGAAACATAAAGCCGCTAGATGCACTTTAGGGTCTCTAGGTGATCTTATTAATAACAATTAATTAATTTATTTATGTTGAAGAAAGGTTTTTATGAGAATTTAGGAGGTCTCGCTATCATGGCGTTGACCTTGGTGGTTTTTGCCGTTATCGCATGCGTAGGCGATCCGGCCTATGCCTTGGCGGTTGCGCCGGTATTGTCCTTCTCCGATTTCGCCAAGAAGGAGAGTGAGTTGAGTGACGAGGAGAAACAAACGCTTGGAACTATCGAGAAGATGGTCAACAAGTGTCTGGAGGATTACGGATCTAATGTCATAGACAGGAAGGAGTACGAGGAGACGATGTCCGAGATTAGCGAGAAGCTTAAATCTCTAGGTTCCGGTAATAACAATAAGGAAGTCGCGGAGATTCGTGATATCATCAAGTCCATGGGCAAGGAGATTGAGCAAATGAAGGGGCGTGGCATCACCTTGGGGGGAGATAGCCCTCTTGAGAAAAGTATCAATGAGTTCCTTGACTCTGAGAAATTCAAGCAATATGTAGATGGTAAGACGAAGTCCTCCGGGAATTTCCATTTGGATTTGAAGGACGTGGTCAGTATGACGGATAGTTATACGGGCAATATCTTGATCAGTCAGCAGCAAAACAGGGTCGTTACGCAGGTAAGCGAGAAAAAGATCAATTTCCGTAATCTCATGAGCGTCGATCAGGGTGATCCCGCCTTCCCGATGTTGACATGGCGGTTGATCTACGACTTGGATCGTAACGCCACTTTCGTGTCCGAGAACGGGCGGTTATCCCAATCATCCTTCAAGTTAAAGGAGGAGAGCTCGGAGGTTAAGCGTGTCGGTACCTTCCTCTATTTGTCCAAGAGATTGCTCAAATCTAGGGTATATGTTCGCTCATGGTTGATCAATCGCTTATCCTCATGGGTAAGGATGGCCGAGGATTTCCAGATCATGTTCGGTGATGGAACGGGTGATAACCTGAAAGGTATCACCAAATACGATGGTGTTAAATGCGTATCCGATATCATAACCGACGCGGTTGTCAGCGGAGAGGCCGGATCTATCAAGGGAGCGAGAAGCTACAATGGCGGAAAAGCCACTATCGTGGAGTTTACCAACCCGCAGGACAAGATCGTCGACGGCCAGAAGATCAAGATAGAGGGTGTAACCACGTTCACGGCTTTGAACGACACTTTCGACGTCCATAAGATGAATGATCGGGAGATCATGGTCGAGGTTGCTTATACAGGCTCAGGGGTGTTTACCTCCGCTACTTTCGAGGTGAAGAATAATTTCTTCAACACCGTCGCATCCCCGAACCTAGGGGACGCTGTCAAGGCCATCTTCGGTGTCATGACGTACGCTGAGTATACCCCGAATATGATCGCCATGAACCCATCCACCTTGTTTGAGATCGAGACCTTGAAGGATACGTCCGGTCGGGACTTGAATCTCGTGACGTTGGTGAACGGCGTGAAATACGTGGCCGGAAGACCCGTTGTCGAGACCACTTGTATCATGCCGGGGTATTATTTCGTAGGGGACATGGTTAACGGGGCCTCCTTGGTGGATTATACCTCTATCAATATCGAGTTCGCCGATGATATCGAGAGCCGATTGAAAAACCAGACGGCGGTGATCGTGGACGAGGAGGTTATCATGCCGGTATACAACCCGTGGGCGTTCGCCTATGGCAAGTTATCCGACGTATTGACCGCTATCAAGAAATCCTCTTAATACATAATGACATGAGGGTTTCTATAATTATAACGGGTGAGGAGCTGGAGGTCGACAAGGTCATTCAGGAGAATTCCATACGAAAGGAGCTTGGCATGATCGATATATCCTCAAAGACGCCGGTTGAGACAAGAAAGAGAATCCCGGACACGGATACCAAGACATCCGTCTTCGGGGACTCGAAAATGTCACTTGATAAAGATAAATAGCGATGATAATAGACAATGCGTACTTCAAGGGAGACCTTAGGATGCAGGGACTCGTGATACCGGAGGACGGGGGATTCTCCAATGAGGCTTCCAATGCCATATCGGAGAACGTGGTATGGTATATCGAGACCTACGGGGACGAGTACCTCGTCTCGCTCATGGGAGGATATTATGACTCATTCGTCGATTACGCCGATAATGGCAGGAAGGGAAACGACATGTTTGATTATATCCTAGGGATATTGAGATCGGATAGGTCTCCCATGGCTATGTATGTCTATTTTCATTACCAGAGAAACGAGACGCTAATATCCGTATCCTCCACGTCCGATGACGTGGACGTGAGGCGGATATTGGCGCATACCTCAAGGATGATGACCCAAGCTTGGAATAATATGGTGGATATCAACATCGGGATATCGGATCGCATAAGGGAGTCTTTCAAGGAGGACATGGATATTGACAGGAATATATTGACCCATATAAATGAGATGAATATATGAATGTCTTGGTGGATATATTCAGGGATATCGTCGCTGGCGTTTCAAAAGACGTTGGGTATATGGTCAATTACCAATTCGGTGATTGGCAATATATGGCCAAGACGCTTTCCGCCATGGGGAAGGCACCCGTAACGGCGGGAAGGAAATATCCTATGATAGGGTTATATTCCCCGTTCGACGAGGACAAGTCCAACCCTTCCTTAACGTCCGTGAGCCTTTCCTTGATAATAGCCGTGAATACGTTGGGGAATTATACCAATGAGGAGCGATTGGAGAAGTCCTTCAAGGCTACGTTGTATCCGGTATATGACAGCCTTATAAGGAGGATATCCAACGATCGCAAGTTTGATATAGGCCCCGGGGCGATAGTATCCCATGTGAAGACCGATAATTTCAGGTATGGAAGGGCTGGCGTGTATGGCGAGGGGAAAAGCGAGTTCGACGATCGCATAGACGCTATTGATATTAAGGATTTAAGATTAAATGTAAAAAATATAACATGTAGATAATTATGGCAGTAAAAATGTTCAGGGACTGCGGTTCCGAGATTTTCAATACCGGCACGAGCAAGTGTCCGTTTGTTCCCGACTATATCAAGGCGATCATACTCACTCCGGTAGGTATGACGTTCAAGATATCCGATTTTGACACGAAGCTGGGAGAGTACGCCCACGCCGATCGTCCGAACCGTGTCTATCCGATCTCGACGATCGCTGAGTACGCCACTTCCGGAGGCGAGGCCCAGACATCCGCTACCGGTTATGGCTCGTCCAAGATCACGGGTTATAGCGAGCTTGTCGAGACTTATACGATGAACGATTATGACGAGGGCTTACGAACCAATCTCATGAAGCTCAAGAACGAGAGCATGAGGGTGATCTTCATCGACAAGAATAATGTCGTATATGGAGAGAAGACCGATACGGAAAGTGATTTCAGGGGATATGAGCTCGGTGCCGTTTATCCGGGTGGACAGAGGTTCAAGAGTTCCGGAGAGAACGCATCGCTTACGATCAATCTCGTTTATAAGGATGTTGAGAAAGCATGGATGAACGCTATATCTTTCACTAGCGATATCGATATCTTGGACGAGGCGAAGGGATTGGTCTGGGTGGATGTCAAGAAATTACCCGAAGGAGAGAATAAGTTTAAGGTGGTGGAGCATTACGGAGGTTTTGACCTTACCGAGATGTACGGGACGTTGTTAGGTAACTCCTCTGTATGGAATAACGCTTCTGCGGCTACTTATAACGCTGATGACGGCACTCTTACTTTGACCCCTTCATCCGGCACTCCCGCGCTCAAGAGGCCATCCGAGTTATACGCCGAGGACGTTAAAGGAATAGAGCAATGGTCATAAACGGGGTATCGTTCAATGATGAGGCTTGTCTCGGTATGGGAAGGAAGGCTTTCGTGAAGGCTCACGAGGGATCTTTCTTCCTTGACCGGGGAATGGCGGATCGAAGGAGGATATTAGGTGACGCTTATGATATAATGGAGAGGAACCATGGGGACGATAGCGGGAGTGGCGAACGCCGTGAGGATGCTGGAGAAGAACTTCTGGCCGGAGGTTACGAACAGCTTGAGAGAGAGCGAGGGATTGATCCATGACTTGATCACTGATCAGTTGATAGCAGGTAGGGATGAGAACAACAAGCCTCTTCGTCCTACCTATCTTCAAGATCCTTATTTTGTCGAGACCACCAAGACCCCGAAGGCGGCGAGAGCCAAGGCCAGATGGTGGAGAGACATGAAAGAAGATATCACGCCGCCGGAGACATCCCCCATACTTCGATTTGCTCCGAGAAACAGGAATACCCCTAATTTGATTATTCGAGGAGATTATCATGACAGTATCACGCCGATCGTGCAAGGAGGAAAGGATGGTGGCAAGATCGTTACTAGGTCGATAGGATTTTATGCGGGTGATGATGCGCTTGAGTCTAAATACGGCCCAGCCCATTTAGGATTAACTAGAAAAGCCCGACTGTATCTTATAAAGAATAAGATCAAGCCGGCTATTCTTAAACTTCTTGAAAAATACAAATTCAAATGATAAAGCCGTGCAATTGCGCCTCGCAGAACAGGGCGATGGCTACATACGAGAACATAAGGAGGCTGGCTATCAAGATGGCCGTTTCCGATAAACGCATTTACGTGCTTATCCGTAAAACGGATGGCACATTTACCTTCGAGCCTTTAGATGCCATGGTATCTAAAGGCGATATTGTTGAATATATCCATTATTTATAAATAGGATGGCGAATATATACACGACATGCGACGAGATACCCTTATGCAAGTTCATCGAGATGTACAAGGGAAATCTTAACGCCCTTATAAAAGGTGGGAGGACCAAGCCCACCGATGGGGAGTTAAGGAAAGCGGCGATGGGGCTTATTGACGAGTATTCCGTTATAACCGGGAACAAGAATATCGCTATCGAGATAGAGGATCGGTCAAGGGCGGTAGATTGCAATATCAAGCTTATCCTGTTGGAGTCTGCGGATCATTTGATAGACGCTATGATGTACGCTGACGCTTCGGATATTCTTGGCAGGGTAGGTATCCGCATGCCGGAGGAGCCGGGAGAGCAAGATCTGATCGTCGCTAAAAAGAGAATCCAGTCCAAGATGTCGCAGGTGAAATATAGCCTGAGCGTTCTGGATAGGAACAAGTCTAAGGTGGTAGACCCCAAGGATAAAGATTTCACCCGTGAGAGGATGATCGTGTCCACCTATTTCAAGATGCGTATCGATCCTGACACGTTCACCGCGGCCGAGTACGGGAATATGATAAGGATTATGTTTAACCAATTAGAGGACATGAAGAATTATGGCGGGAAACGAGACTAAGATCACTGATATAGTAGGGAAAGAGGCGTTTGATCAACTGGAGCGTCTGGATAGGAAATTAGCGGATACGCAGAATGTCTATATCGGGTTGGTAAAAGAGATAGGGAAAGGGTTGACGATAAATCCCTCAAGCTTGTCAGAGTTGAACGCCAAGATCGAGGAGTACAAGAAAAATGTATCAGCGCTTAAAAGCACGATTGACACTCTCAATAAGACCAATGACCAGTACAAGAGAAAGATTGATGAGCTGATAGAGGTTAACAAGAGATATGCGGAAGCAGCTGGGAAAGTTCAAAATAGTTTAGATCAATCATCCTCTTCCATAGCCAAGGAATCAAACGCTATCTCGGAGAACATGAAAGCCAAGCAACAAGAGGTTGTCATAAGTCAGGAATTGAAGGGACTCATTGACCAGACATTGGGATCTAGGGAGGAGAATATACGCAGGGTCGCTCAAGAAAGGACGATATTGGCCCAACTATCCAAGGAGAAAAGCCAATTGAATAAAATGGAGAAAAGCGGGGCTATCTCAACTAAAGATGCCGTGCAAAAGAGGCAGGATCTGGTAAGGGCAGAATTGCTTCATCGAGAATCCTTGAGAGAGCTGTTGAACATTCTTACGAATGAGACAAAAATGATCAACTCGGCCAACGATAGTTATCAAGAGCAATCGTTGCAATTGGAGAGGCTGAGAAAGGCGTATCGGATGCTTTCCACGGAAGCCGCTAACAGCAAGTTAGGGGTAGAGTTACAAAAGAATATAGCGGCTTTAGACACTCAGGTAAAATCTGTTGATAAAAGTCTGGGACAGCATCAGAGAAACGTGGGTAATTATGTCTCCACATGGGATGGAATGGGAAACGCAATCAATCAATTAACCCGTGAGTTTCCCGCATTCTCGGTATCTCTACAGACCGGCTTTCTCGCTATCTCTAACAATATCCCTATATTGGTAGACCAAATATCTCGGATAAGGAAGGAGAACGCCGCCTTACGGGAGGAGGGACTGAAAGGTGTTCCCGTGTGGAAGCAAATAGCTAAGTCCGCTTTGTCTTGGAATACCTTGTTGTCGGTTGGTATAACTCTACTTACCGTATATGGTAAGGATATCTTTGAGTGGGGTAAAAACTTATTGTCATCCTCTAGCTCGGCTAAGGCCGCTTCGGAAGCCCAGAGAGACTTGAATTCATCCACCGGGGATTATGCCAAGGCTTTAAAGAACTCGACATCATCATATGGGGAGAATCTTGTAACATTACGCAACTTACAAGCGGAATGGAATAATTTAGGAGATAATCTCAATAAGCAGAAGCAATTTATCATTGATAACGCCTCTGAGTTTAAGAAATTAGATGTGTCAGTTACGGATGTTAATGACGCTGAGAATCTGCTAGTAGATAATACGGATGCTTTTATTAACGCCATGTCGTTAAGAGCGCAAGCCGCCGCCGGACAAAAATTAGCACAAGAAGAATACTCCAAGGCTTTACAGAAAACTATTGAGGCGGACAATAAGTTAAAGGAAGCAGAAGAGGCGGAAAAGAATAGAACCGTAGGTGGAGCTCTAAAGATAGGAGCTAGTATAGATGAGTTTTTTGGATTAAAGAGAGATTGGGATAAATTATCTGATCAATACGTTGAATCCCTCAGGGAGGAAGCGGACGCTTCCCAGAAAGAGGCGGATGCCTTCAATGCGGCTGGGGACGTATATCTTGATTATGTCTCTAAACGGTTAAAGGGAGCGAAAGAGATAATGGATAATGCCGGGATAAGTGATTACTCTAACGAGGAAAAACTTAAACGACAGCAGGAGCAAATAGAACGAGAGGCCAAGCGTAGGGAGAAATTAGAGATGGAGGCCGAACGGAATATTCAGGAGGCTCGTCTTAATGTGATGGATGAGGGGTATAAGAAAGACCGTCTTTTCTTGGAGCAATCTTTCCAAAAACGTATCGATGACGTAAAGACGAAAGGCGTAAGGGTTAATGAGCGAATAGAGGCTATTGAGGCTGAGAGAAGCAAGAAGTTGGCGGAATTCGACCGTAAGATCTCGGAGCAAAGGGCTAATGAGGAGGCTCAAAATCGTCTTGCGATTGCAGAAAAGGGAAGTTTGCAAGAGCTTGACGCTCGCTTGGATATATTGCAACTACAAAAGGATAAAGAATTAAGAGAGGCGGACAAAACAGGCCAAGACAGGGCGTTGATAGAGGAAAAGTATCTAAAGCAAATAGAGACTCTATACAATGATTACGGAAAACGTCTTATGTCTACGGAGCAGTCTCAGAACGAGATACTCCTTTCTCAAAGACAGATAGAGATAAACGAAGAGCTTAATGCCTTGACTAAACAATATGAGCAAGGTATTATCAAGAAAAAAGAGTATGAGAAACAGAAATCGGATCTGGAGCATCAGTATGCTATGGAGTCATTACAAAGTCAATTAAGTATACTTGAATCAAATCTGTATTTGTTTGAAGGCGATGAGAGGTTAGAGAAAGAGAAGGAGATCGCTCGCCTCCGTGTTCAGTTATCTAAAGAGACCAGCGATAAAATCATAGAGGATGCCAAACGAGAGGAAGAGGAGCGAAAAAAAGTAGAACAGGCTAAAAAGCGCTTGATACAAGAATCGATCTCTGCTATCATATCAATCGGTAATTCATTATTCCAACGTCAAATAGATAATGTAGATGCGGAAATAGAGGCCAACCAAGAGGAGTATGACGCTAAGGTTGAGACTATAGACGCTCTTGCCGAGAAAGATATAATAACGACAGAGGAGGCCGAGGCCCGCAAGCGTGCGGCGGAGGAAGAGACCAGCCGCAAGAACAAGGAACTGGAGAAGAAAAAAGCTGAGTTGCAGACTAGACAGGCCAAGTTCCAGAAGTCTATAGATATAGCTCAGACTATTGCGGCCACGGCACGGGCGATAATGGTAGCTTACAAAGAAACGGGACCTATCGCTGGAGCTATCTTTGCAGCTATGATAGCGGCTACCGGAGCCGTACAACTCGCCACGATCATAGCCCAACCCATCCCCAAATACGCCCATGGTACCGACAATCACCCCGGTGGTCTGGCTATCGTTGGCGATGGAGGCCGTAGTGAGGCGGTATTGGTAGGAGATAAAGCGTACATTACCCCGGATAAGCCCACCCTGCTATCATTGCCAGCGGGAGCAGAGGTCGTTCCGGATCTCAATGATCCTGCTTTCCTTAGCCGCTTCGTGGATAACACGTATTGGCTTACCCATAACAAGAAAGGCGAGCCGGTTCAGATCGTCAATAATTTCGACGCTGAAGGGATAATAAGGGCTAATAATGAGATAAAAAAAGAGATAGGCAAGCTATCTAAAACCATATCCAAGGGTAGCAAGAACATCGATTTCGAGAATTACAAGAGATCGAGGATGAATTGAGCGTAAAACTTGCTTTTCTTATTCTTTCTAGTTATATTTGCTGGACATATAAGAAGACAGTAGAGCCTTAGAGCCATACCCGATAGACGTGAATCTATCGGGTATGGCTCTTTTTGTTTTTACTGGTCAGCCTACCACGACAGGCTAGGAAGATCTTGGGCGACAGCGGTCGCTAACAGCCTCCTTGATACGATGTGTTGTGGCTCGTGTCGGGGAGGCTTTTTCATTAAGAGGTGCCAAAGTAATCAAAATAACAAAGTCGTTTTGATCTTGTGGCTAAAATTGCGGGAGAAAATATTTTGAACAATTAAAATTTTAAGATATGGAAGCAATTAAAATTTTTGAGAACGATCGTTTCGGTGAAGTGAGAGTAGCCGGGACAAGTGAGAACCCTTTATTTTGCCTTGTGGACGTTTGCCGGGTTTTGGAAATAAAAAATCCAAGAGACTGCAAATCAAGATTAAAACCAGAGGGGGTAGTTTTGACCGACGGGGTCTCAAAGACTACTAATCAATATGGTATCACAACAGAGCAAGAAGTTACGTTAACTTTTATCAATGAGCAGAACCTCTATAAGGTAATCATGCGATCCGACAAGCCGCAAGCCGAACCATTCCAAGACTGGGTATGCGGAGAGGTTCTCCCTTCCATCCGCAAACATGGGGCGTATATGACAAACGATACACTGGAGAAAGCCTTGGCCTCACCCGATTTCTTGATCCAATTGGCCACAAACCTTAAAGAGGAACAACAAAAGCGTATCGAGGCCGAGCGGAAAGTAACTGAGGCCGCTCCCGCCGTGGCTTTTACTAACGCCGTTCAATCGGCGAACAATTCCTGCCTGATCGGTGAGCTCGCCAAGCTGATCGCTCAAAACGGGTATTCCATCGGGGAGAAAAGGTTGTTCGCATGGATGCGTGACAACGGGTATCTCGGAAAGCAGGGTGAGAGATACAATATCCCTAACCAGCAATACGTAGAGCAAGGCTTGTTCGAGTTGAAGAAAGGCGTAAGATCCGGGAGTAACGGGGTATTGCATACTACTATCACGCCGAAGGTCACCGGAAAAGGGCAAGTTTACTTCGTGAATAAGTTCTTAGGAAATAAGGAAGCTTGTTAATAAATAAAATAGGCTCATGAAGACGAATCAAGAGATGATCCGGAAAATGGGTGATTTTAATGTTGCCTAGCGGACAAGTGACGGATTCTTTAATGCAAATAGTTATTTGCGCAGCATTAATGGTTCTTCTGATTACGATTCAGATATAGATGAATATCTGGAGCAAAGTATGTTTAAGGATTTTGTATCTAAGGAAAATGGTATTACTTATATGCCATACTTTGTATTTGTAGATTTCTCATCTTATATTAAAAAAGGATTTGATTTATGTGCATTCACCCTATGCATGACTGACGAATGGAGAGAAAAGAAGGGAATTGTAGGGGAACATTCTAATCAAGCAATATAGAATATTTTTAATAGCTAAAAAACTTAATAATATGGTTAGTTTAGTATTTAAAGGCAATAATGGGCAAGTTGTTACTAATAGCTTGCTAGTGGCAGAGAAGTTTGGGAAAAGACATGCCAATGTTATTCGTGACATAGAGAAACTACTTAATACAGAGGATAAAGAACTAAACTCAAAAATGAGTTTAGCCTTTGTTATAGATACTTATGAGGATTCTACCGGGAAAAGTAATCCTGTATACATTATGAATAGAAAAGGATTCTCTATCCTTGTTATGGGATATAACGGGATTAAGGCTCTAAGGTTTAAGAATGATTTTTATGACGCTTTCGAAGAAATGGAGAAAGCGTTGAAAGAGCAAAGCAAACCTCTTTCATCCGCACAGATGTTTGCCATGCAAGCTAACATCAACTTGGAATATGAGAACAGGATATCCAATGTGGAAAAACGAATAGAAGCGATAGAACAAGAACGAGAAGAAAATGGAAAATTTCTTTTGGCTATTCCTGTTTCAACGGAAAAGATACCGGAAATGAGTTTAAGAGATAAGATCAGACAGATGGTTAATAGATACTCTTCCGCCCATAATGTGAAACAACAGGATGTTTGGCGCAAGATATACGATCAATTGTACTATCTATATCATATATCTATTCGTAGCTATAAGAAGAAAAATGGAGAGTCTAATTTGGATATAGCGGAGAAGCATCGTTTTATTGAGTATATCTACAATATTATCTCCAATATGATCAGAGAGAAAGGGGTTGCTTGATTATTATGGTTGCTCAAACAAAATATAGACATGATTTGGTTTAGTTTTCATAATCCTCCCTCATGTCGTGAGACAGCAAGGGGGATAAAAAATCCCCTCCAGAGCCTTTTGGGTGGAGGGGATTTTAGAGTATTACTTACAAGGCTTATTTATCTCCATATTTAGTCCACGTAGAATATGAATTTCCATTATATTCAAACTCCCAACGGAATATTGGCTCATACACCGAGTTTAATCTAGCATTAAGCGTTTTTGTTTCTCCGGGCTTTAATTCTCCTAATATAGACATATCCGTAGTCTCTAATACAGTCTTATAGGTATTAGATTCAACGACGTAGAATTTGCTTAGGTTTACGGCATGAGAACTATTATTTCGGATGGCGCATGATATACTTCCCGTGTGATATCCATTGAGAATAACGACGGATGAAGAAGGGAAGTACACGTTCATCAAACGATCTATTTCAACTACATATATTTCTACGGATGCCTTATGCCCACCGTCTTCGCTGATAGCTGTGATTGTTGAACTTCCAGACGTATTCCCTTTCACCTTTCCGGTCTTGTCAATAGACACGGCTATAGGATTAGAGGAAGACCATGTAAGATTACGGTTTCCCGCATTCTCCGGAGTAAAATTTACAATTAATTGTTTTTCCCCTCCTATCTCGATATCATAGTAACGTGAGGGAAAAGATATGTTTTCTACCGGAATAGGCTTTACTATGACCTTACAAGCCGTCTCAAATCCTCCATCCTCGGCTTTGGCGGTTATCGTACATTCCCCGAAATGAACTCCAGTAACGTTACCTTCCTTATCAACGACCGCTATATCCTTATTAGAGGATGTCCATTGTACGTTTTTATTAGTAGCATAAGAAGGCGTAAACACAAGATTTAACTTGGTTGATTCACCTTGCATGATTGTCTTTTCTTTTTCCTCAAAGCTGATACTTTCAAGCTTTGCCGCTCCTACCTTGACCTTGCAAGTAGCAGACACCTTGGGGTTATCCTTTAGGCTTACGGTGATTGTTGCCTCACCTTGGCCTTTTGCTGTAATCTCGGCATTGGATGTGAAACCACCATAGGATATCGAAGCTACTTTAGGGTCACTGGTTTTCCATATGACATCTTTACTTGTGGCGTTATCCGGTGATATGGTATACGTCAACGAAGCCGTTTCTCCGGGCTTCATATCAAGATCTGTCTTGGATAATGTTATGGATTCTCCTACTATGGGTTTTATGGTTACTTCGCATGACTGAAAAAAAGGATAACCTTTTTCGGGATCAAAAACATCAATTGTCTCTACGCTTACAATTGTAACACCTTCTTTTAAAGCTTTTATAGTTCCGTTTTGATCAATAGATGCTATTTCATAGCCATCTTCGGGGCCATTTATCGGAAAATATTTAGATGTAACCCATTTATATCGGGGAGAAGGAGCCTCCGAAGGGAAATGGGACATTTGGAAATCATAACTTTCACCAATCTTCAATTCTAGCTTTGTTTTATCAATAGAAATAGAAGTTATGGTATAATCGTCTTTATTACTGCAAGAACAAAATAGCATTAATAGAAGAAAAATAGGTAAAACTTTTTTCATGACTTGATTTAGTTTAATTAATGACGGGGCAAAAGTAGATAATAGTGTTAACAAAAGCAAATGGTATAGGAGAAAATTACATGTTCGATAACATATTTCTTAATTTAAGTAGTACAAACTTTGTCTACCTCTTTTTCCCGAACAACTCGGAATGACTACCAATTCTAAGCAAGTCGATTATTTCTCCGTCAATCCAAATAAGAAGAAAATCCCCTTCTATATGGCATTCCATACAACCTTTATACTCACCTTTCAACATATGAGGTTTGTATTCTTGTGGAATCGGATGGTCATTTATAAGCAGATTTGCGATATATTCAAAAGCTGCGATTTTTTGGGGGAATTTCTGAATACGTTTGAAATCTTTCTTAAACTGGCTTGTTGGGTGTAATTTCTTTTTCACTTCATTAATTCCTCCATCAAGCTATCCACGCTGTCGAACGTTTCTTTATTCTTGGTCGTGCGTGCTTCCCTTATAGCCGCTATCGTTTCCTCATTTGGCTCGGAGTATACAGCGTCCATCAAGGTGCTCTCCACGAAATTATTTAGGCTCCTATTCGCTTTCTTGGCTTGTTCCTGCAATATTTGCAACAAGTCCTCACGTAAACGGAACGAGGTTTGCTTTCTTATTACTGCTTCCATATTACTTCTGTATTATATTGTATCGCAAAGGTAATGCATTGTATGCAGAAAACAAACTTTCATGATTTTTATTTAGAGGATTGCAGGTTATATCATTCCATCTTAATCTTAACATCCACTTCAACGGGTATTGGTTTTTGACAATGGGGGCAAATGATTGTTTTGGCTTGTGGGTGTATATCGTTTGGAGAGGCGAAAAGTTCCCACATAGGGACTTCTAGGGCAGATGCAATCTTTTCATAAGATGTAATATTAGCAGTGCCATTAATTTGAGTGGATAGTGTAACTCGACTAATCCCCATTTTATCGGCTAATTCGTTTATAGTAACACCTTTCTCTTTTAATAATTCCTTTATTCTATTCATAATCTTTTCTATTGTTTGGTGCAAATATACATCAAAAAGTAAAATGTAAAATAAACTACTTACAAAATAATGTTAAATGTATGTAGTTTTATTATCGATTACTTTTATATGTAAAACAAACTACTTACATTTGCATCATCAAAATAAAACAACAGTACAATGGCAACACAGAAATACAACAAGAGTGAGATCATGAAGGAAGCGCATAAGATCTATAGAGAGTGCAAAATATACGGACGTACATTCGGCTCGTGCCTTAAACAAGCTTGGGGATCGGCGAAAGCGATGGTACAGCTTGCGGAAAAACGTGCGGCGTTTGCCAAGGAGCTTGCGCAAAGATCCCATGCAGTAAGACTTACTCATGTCGGTATGGCTAGCCTTTACGGTAACAGGGTTTATTCGGGTGATTGATAACTATACATTAATAATATAAGGAATATGGAAACGATAGAAGTATTGAAGAACGTACAAAGGATTGCGTTGGAGTGTATGATCGGAAAGAAACCGGTACATATAAACGTAGGCGTTATGCCGGAGACGGGTGGTTTATGCGTCACCGTACAGGACAGATTTCACGAGGTGGTCTACATGGAGATATTCAATGACTGGATGCCGGATCACAAGGAATGGAATAAAAAGACCTACGATAGATTCATGAGCGTAATTAGCGACATGACTTGCGTAAGGCTTGCGGGATAACTCGAACGACGGGGAGAGGATCGGAAGTAGATGCCCCTCCGGTAATACGGCCGGAGGGTTTGGTGGAGTTATTTCAATGATAATTAAATGATTGCATGAAATAATAAGAAATAGGATGATTTTAGAACCTGATGGTCTTATTGTTTATCTATCTGAAATACATTGATATAGAGTGTTAATAAAATACATTATTTAGAATGGTTCTAAATTAATGCGATTTTAGGTACCGTTATCTGTCCTTATCTATCGTTATCTATCCGTTTTGTTTTGTGCTTAAAATAAGGATGTTGTTTGATTATTTTTTAATTATAAACTTTGCGTATGAGAACACCAGAATTAAGCGGGAATAAGTTCTCCGCTATAGAGCAAAAGGAAGTCTTGGTCAAGTTGATGGACTTTGACGGAGACAAGGAATTATGGATTCACTCGGAACTTGGTGGCAACACTATGACATTCGGGATGGAGGAAGCAAGGCGGTTAAGGGATTTCTTCAACAGTCTCGATCTAAGGGACTAGAAGGATGGCCTTGTCGGGGTTCGATTCCCCGGCCGCTACAATCAGTCAAAGTAAATCCCCGAAAGCGGAAGTGACTGAGCCGCTAACGGGGATATGGATAATCTTTAACGCAAAGTAAAGATATGGAAAATTTGAATACTAAACAAATTAATAATAAAAATATGACTTTGGATTTGCATATGTTGGAAATAGTTCGCATCTTTGTAGTGCGACACTTTTATATAAATATATGGTTTGTGGATTTTTTATGTCCGCAAATAAGCTACTGCCTAAGATATAAGCAGAGGTTTCTCCGTGCATATTCGCCCACAAGCCAATATGAAAGTGTCGCAACTTGGAGAAATTCTCTGCTTTCTTTATTTATTAATATTTAATTTTCATTGATTATGCGACACTTGAATGAAAATTACTCAAACGGCAATAATATTGCTGTGTTAGGTACGGTTAACCCCTCCGAAATGGGGAAAATCTTTTCTTATAATGGTAATAATGTTACCATGCGTGTACGGAAAGGCGTTGTTTATGTAAACCTTACAGAGGTTGCAAAAGCTTTTCCTTGTAAAAATCTATCTCAAATTATTAACTCGCAGGAAATAATGGACTATTGCGATAAATTTTCAAAACTACAAAATTATAGTTTTGCTGATTTACTGATAGTTAGAAAAGGAGCACCGGATCTTGGAGGTGGAACTTGGGCGCATCAACGTGTTGCCCTCCGAGTAGCCCAGAAGCTATCAACGGAATTTTCGATATGGGTAGATGAGAGAATAGAGGAGCTTCTCACTACAGGTCATAGTTCGCTCCAACAACAATACCCGGTGCCTCAATCTTACGGGGAGGCCCTAATGCTAGCCGCACAGCAACAGATGCGAATAGAGGAGCAACAGAAGAGGCTAGAGCAAAAGGATGAGGAGATAACGGAGTTGAGAGCGGAGAACGTGGAACTACAGCATCAAAGCGAGTATGCCCGTTTTATCCTCCAGAGCAAGAAGACCGTTCTTGTCACCCAGATAGCGCAGGATTATGGAATGACAGCCATAAGATTCAACGCCTTGTTGCGTGATCTCCGCATACAGCGAAAGGTCAACGGGCAATGGATATTGTACGGGGAGTATTTGAATAAGGGCTATGTCCATAGTGCCACTCACAACTACACTCATTCCAACGGTAGTCCGGACGTGAGTCTTAATACCGAATGGACTCAGAAAGGACGCTTGTTCTTATATGAGGAGCTAAAACGAAACGGCATTCTTTCATTGATCGAGAGATCAGACAAAAACTAATTGATATACATATATTATTGAGGTACGATATAAAGGCGTACAGCCAAGACTTTAACCTTTTGTGACTTGAAAAGTATTTGTGAAATATTAAAAGATTGATTGAATATGAAAGAGAATGAGATTAAAAGCATCGTCGTGAGAGCCGACGGTAACGAGATCAAGGTTGATCACGCTCATGAGTTGGTAATAGGGAACTTGACCATAACCCCGGAAATGATGAGAGAGATAAAGAGTATGTCCAGTTGCCTGTTCTCTAAGGATATGGACGATATGATAGATACGCTTATCAATTTGAGTTGCGAGGGTAATTACGAGGACGGGTATATCATGGACAAGATGAGGGCCGTGTCATGCGTGAGGGATTTCTTGCGGGTGATCGAGAAAGATAAGACGATTGATTAGTTGATATTATCTTAATAGTCATTATCTTTGTGACAGAGACAAAGAGCCGTACCGGAGACGTATTTGTCCCCGGGCGGCTCTTCTTATTTATATGCGTATGATAAAAGCGGTGTTATTAATAGGAGGGAAGAGATACGACGTGACGGATCACCTCAAGAACTGGGAGGACGTGGAGATATCGGCTAAGAGAAAGGATCTTTGTGGTGTCGTTCGCTCCTTCTCCAACAAGTTCGAGTTCGTGAAGGGGGCATACGACCTTCTTGAGGCCGAGTATCTGTCCAATTATACGAAAGCCTCGGCCATATTGGTGATAGGCGTGTTGAACGATAGCTGGGGGTATAACGAGAAGTTTCGTTGCAAGCTCGATTTCTCCACGTACCAGAGCGACGGGTATACGATATCCATAAACGCCATTGACGATAGCGTAGCGTCCATCATCAACGCCAATAAGTCGCAGGTATACGATATCCCGGTGTCGGAGTTAAAGGAGGATACATTGTATTATGACAGGATAAAGCTACTTAACAAGTCAACGATGTATATAACCCCAAACTTCGAGAACGAGTTGATGCCCGATTACGATCGGTTCATGGCTTTAAGGCTTCAGAGCAGGGAGACGTTATTACCTTTGGCTTACGGGGAGATAAGCACGCCGGTAAAGGGAGTGATGGAGGTCTACGACGTAGGTATGGATATCCCGTACGATAATGCGGGGAAGACAGGTTATTTCGCCTTGTGCCTTGTCGATAAGATCGAGATAAATCTAAGGATACGAATGGTCGTAGACTTGCTGACCACGGCGGTGACATCGTTGCACATAAGGCATATGTCTGCCGACAATAAGCTGAAATCCGACAAAGCCATACTGCTAAGCAAAGATGGATCGTCAGCGGGCGTTACATTTGTAGATGAGAGCCTTTCCTACGCTATGAGGGATGGTGACAGGCTGATCGCCTACATATTGTGCGTAACGTCTATAGGGGAGGATATCGATGAGATCATCAAGATATCAAGGGACTACGATTTCTATATCGATTACTCGGCTCGCAACAAGCCCGTAAATATAGATGCTTTCTCCCCTAAAAAACTATTATCCTCGTTATTGTCAAGGATGGGCGTGTCATTGTCCGGCGATATCGTCTCCGGTTCCATGCCTATACCTTGGATGATGGCCGCTGAGAGCGTGAGAGGAATAAAGGACGCGAAGGTCCATACGTCCTTCTCCAAGTTCTGTGATTTCGCCAAGGCGTTGCTTGGGTATGATTACGAGATACTGGATAATAGCGTGCGTTTCCGGCATATGAATGATTTCTTCGTCAATGAGACGAAAGAATTGGATCACGTGAGCAATATGGAGCTATCCGTGGATGAGTCGTTGATATACTCTGGGGTTGAAATTGGATTCGACAAGCAGGACTATGATGAGATAAACGGGCGTGACGAGTTTCATTTCAAGAGCAGTTTCAGCACGGGCTTGGACATAAAGGACAACATATTGTCATTGATAAGCCCGTACAGGGCAGATTGCTACGGATTGGAGTTCCTCGCTAACGAGCGTGACGAGGAATCGAAGGATACGGATTCCGACAATGACATATTCATTGCCTACGCTAGGAAAGATGGGGATAGATTAGTTCTGGTAAGGGAGGCGAACGGTGGAGGAATATATGCCGTGACGGGAGTATTGTTCCCCGACACTATCTTTAACGCCTCCTACTCGCCGAGAAATATGCTTCTCGTCAATAAGGAAAGGCTCGGGATATGCACGGATTACCTGTCTTTCACGGCCTCGGACGGAAACTCCTCGATATCGATAGGAGGCGTATCGGAGACCCTTCCTATATCCCTGCCGGTTAACGACCGGAGGATTAGGATTGATAAGGTGTCCTTGGAGACCCCGGGGTTATCTCCGTTCCCGGGGAATTACAGGGGTAGATTATCGTTCTCGTACGCCGGGAGATCGTACGAGGGCTGGGTTAGCGAGATAACGGAGAAGATAGGGAAATACCAAACGGCATCCTATTCGCTGATATTGTCTAAAATTACATGAATTTGTTTTGACAATTGATCCTTATCCCCTATATTTGTAGGACATAACAAAATAAAGAAATTAGAGCCTAAGAGCCATACCCGGCGGGAGTCGTATCCTGTGGGGTATGGCTCTTTTGGCGTTTATAGGCGTATGATAAACGTGAGCAAGATATCACCATTGCTTTTTGACGTGGGCTATAACGGCATCGAGATGGAGCGTGAGTATATACAACGCTTCTCTAATGCCGAGAATATAACCGTGCAATGCGTAGTATCCCCTTCCACCACTTTGTCTATGAGGTTGTTCGACCTTTGCGCCAACGATAGCTTCGTCATATCCCCCATATCCTATGAGATCAACGACTCGAATAAGCTTCTGGAGTTTATCGTTCCAAGAGGGAATAGCCTTTATAGGGCTTCCATAATCGGGAGTGAGGGGCAGATAAGCAGTCTCCCCTTCCGGTTTTGCGATAACGGGGAATTGGAGGGGCTGACGGAGGTGTCCTATACCAACAGGGATAATATCACCTCGTTCGGGGCGGTATTTGAGGTTGGAAACAACCAAAGGACTTTCAAGCTATGGATAGAGGGAGGATTCAAGTCGGATGGGCATTCCCTTAACGTTAGCAACGAGCAGTTCAGGACACAGGGGCAAGAGATCATAGAGCTTTACGCCGTACCGTATCAAGTGGACACGCTCACGATAGGGGATAACGAGGGGGTACCTTTCGAGATGGCCCGCTTGATCAATAACATATTCTGTCTGTCCGAGGTGAGGATAAACGGCGTTAGGTATGTCCGGAGCGAGTCCAGCGTACCCGAGAGGCAAGTGATAGCCGAGAGATACCCGTTGTTTGATTATACGTTTAACGTTGAGAGAGCGGAGAATATCTCCTTTAACGGGTTCACGGAACAGTCGGACGGATCTTGGGTCACGGGTTCCATAAGCGTGAACGTGGCAAACGCCAAGGACGGGCAGGTTCTGGTGTATGATGATTCCGTGGGGGCCTTTGTCAATCAATCAAACTTGGATTCGTTATGAGCAAAAAGAAATTGACCAAACATATATGGTACGGGTCGGACACGGTGATGTCCGAGGGTAAGCTGCAAGCGGCTCCTCCTCCCGTCGCTATAGATGACGGGACCAAGGAATGGCACCTCTCCGGATTGACGAGGGGCGAGTTGTTCGTGAATGATTACGCCGGAGACCCCGCCTTGTTCATCCTTGCCAGTGATAATAAGGTGCGAAGGATAGGCGGTCAAGGTTCCGGAAGCGGAGGTGAGGGGGGAGGCGGCGATTTCTCCTTGGCGCAAGGTCCGGGTATAGAGATAAAATCGGATATCAATAATATATATACGATTTCCCATAAGGATACCTCTTCGCAAGAGAGTATAAATAAGACGAATAAGAAAGGTATTGCGTCCGTATTGCTAGATGACTTCGGCCATGTCACGGGCTTGGATACCTGTGACATACTCGATCTTGAGGACTTGGATAAGAGGTATCTTCGCAAGGATATCAATGACGAGGCGGCGGGAGAGATCATCTTCGACAAGAAGATAGGCTCCTCCATCTTTCTTGACGGCATGGACGGCAAGGGCTGGGAGATCAAGGCCGACGGTTCCGGTATCATGGAGGCGTTGAAGGTGCGTTCCGACATATACGCTGGCAACAAGATCGGCTCCATATCGTTCGCCCCCGGCTTCACCGGCTGGGGCACGGAGATAGACATCCCCACGGCCACGGGAACCTTTGACAACATATTCGTTAGGAAGACCTTCACGGCCTACGAGATAGTGTATTCCCAGATATACGGGTTGGGCGGCAACCAGATCGTATCCGATATCAACAAGATAGGGAGGGTCGAGAGGCTGTCCGATCGTTGGAGATGCTACATGGACGATATGGACGGTCTCATGCTGATGAATTTCAGGGAAGGTGACGGAGTGAGGATACAGAGAAGGAACGGTATCACGTCCACTAAATATCTATTCGGTCGCTGTATCGGTATCTCATCCGACTATTTCGATATAGCTTACCCGTTGATAGAGGGTACCGGCGAGCCAGAGGCGGGGGATTTCGCCATGCGATGGGGTAACGACAGGGATACCACCAGACAGGGCCTTATCTATCTGACATCGGCGGATCAAGGAGCGCCGTTCATCGCCGTATATGACGGTATCACGGGCGTTTCCACGCAAGACACGCTGAAGGCCCAGCTAGGCAACCTCTCCATGATCCGTACCAAGAACGGTACGCAACTGAAGGGTTACGGGGCTTACCTTAACGGGATCTATATAGAGAACTCGTCCATACACCTCGATAACGGCATGACCGTGGAACAACAGTTCTCCGTGATGAACGGGGAGCTGAGGAGCGAGATCGAGGGGTTAAAGAACGACATGTCTCTGGAATCCGGGAATATACTTGTCAATTCCACGTTCGGGAAGGACACGAATTATTGGGTGGAGGCCAACGACATCCATCTCATCAACGTGAGCGGCAATCTCCTGTGGGTGGGCGGTTCTTTTTACTCGGACAAGAGGAAGGTTTCCGATATATATAGGGATGGCAGCAGGAACGTGCTTCGCATCAAGGACACGTATATATTCCAGCGTAACGATGTGATGAAAGTTCCTGAGTTGGAAGAGAGCGAGGATGGTCATACGTTCTCCTTTTCCTTGTTTTACAAGGTAGTTAGACGTGGTGTCTTGACGGTAGGTTTCCAAGGACAGGAACTGTACGAGTCCTTGACGCTGGAGCCGTCCGACGAGTACGTGAAACTGTCCAAGGTCGGCAAATGGGACGGTACCGGGGATTTCCGGATCGGATTCACCGGAGAGATATTGATCTACGGCGTGTCGTTGTTCAACGACCGGTTGGCCGATGCCGTGATAAAGCTTGAGACGCGGATATTACAGACAGAGGAGTATATCAAGTTGCTGGCCACGAAGGAGTACGTGGACTCGGAGACAGGGGCGATATATACCAAGTATGACGCTGAGTTGTCGGTCATGGCCGAGGAGATATCCGCCCGTGTGACGGAGGAGCAATTCGCCACGGCGCAAGAGGCCATAACGCTGGCCAATAACGCCGCCAAGGCCGCCCAGACCGCCGCCGATAACGCTAACCAGTCCGTGACAAGCCTGAACACCTACGTTGACGGCGCTTTCGCCGACGGTATCATAACGGAGGCCGAGGCCAAGGCCATAGAGAAGTACCTGAATACGGTGAACACGTCCAAGGACAGCGTGACCGCCACTTATACTAAGCTGTATTCCAACACTTACCTTGAAGGGGCGGCCAAGACCGGTCTTAAATCGGCCAAGGATGTCTTGGACTCGTCTATAAGCGCCTTGATAAGCAGTATCAACACGGCCATAGCGGACGGAAAGACCACCGCCTCGGAGAAGGCCGACGTGGATAAGAAATTCGCGGCCTTCAACACTGCCATGTCCTCGTTCGAGAGCGCCGTGGAGACGGCGAACAAGTATATACAGGACAAGTTGAAGGACTATACCGATACGGCGACAAACCAAGTGAAGGTGAAGCTGGAGTCGGACTTGTCGGTACAGGCGGGACAAATCATGGGTATATCCACTAGGGTGGACAATATAAGGAATGAGATAGACACGGCGGGATGGATCAACACTACGCAGGGAAATACGTTGTTCGCCGCCAAGAGCTTGGAGAACGGCGATAATATCATATCGTATATCAACCAGACGGCAACCACCACCACGATCAAGGCGGAGAGGATTGACCTTGTTGGTGTGGTAACTATATCAATGCTTGATAGTAACTTGCGTGATACTATTAATGACACAGTCTTTGATGTAAATAAAGCTTCCGATATAACGAGTGCTTTCTATCGGTTTAGTAACGATGGCATGAGTTTGAATCGTAGGATAGAGGTTGGTTCCGGTTCTATTGATAATCTCTCCGTGAAAGGAGGCATTTCACCAGATGTAAATAACGTATGTTTTTGGACTGGAGGTACATATGGACAAGCCGTGAATAATGAAGCTAAGATTGTCTTACGGCATGATGGGTCAGGATTCCTAGCTAATAAGAATATCTCTTGGAATACATCTGGAGATTTAAGTATAATAGGCAAAATACAAACCTCAGATAATGGGAATAGAATCATAATAGACCCATCGACGAGAAGTATTCGTATGATTAATGATAAAAACTCCTTAACAGGAGAGATCTTGTTTAATGATATGACTGGATATCAGTCATTACCTGCATTCCATATTTATATGAGAAACGCATCTTCAGGTGTCTCCAATTATCGAGTTTCCATGGGATATTTCGGATTTGGATCTTACGATAATGGAGGAAATGTCTTGTTTAATATCTCCCCATCGGGATTAATGACATTTCCGTATATGTCAACAGTAGATCCAAAGGTGAAAGGAGCTATATGGCGGGATGGGAATATGCTTAAAATATCTTTGGGATAATATTAACAATTAAAATACAGTAAATCATGAAAGTAAATTTCAACAAGAATCTAAAAAACTTCGATGGAACAGACATGAGGGACAATTCCGGTGAAGTGAAGGTCATCAAGGACGTAGTATGCTCTAGGCTTTACTCTTCCGGCGATGATATGAACGAGGACGAGAAGTACGAGCTTTACAAGCTAATGACAAGGATCAACGCCGCCGATGGTGAGATAGACATCAGCGACAAGGAATCCATATTGATAAAGAAATGTTGTAACAGGACGTTGACCGCTGGAGCTTTCGGTCAGATCTTTGAACTTTTAAACGTGTGATACCATGGAGATAACGAGCGACACAAGGACAATAAACGGCTACTCGGACGTGGCCGGTATCAAGATACAGTATTCCGCCTCGGTCAAGACCGATGAGCGGATAGATCGGATAACGGGCTCTTTTATCAAGGACGGGGTACGTGTGGGATCTCTGGCCTACGAGCGTAACGGGCAATTCTTCATGTCGGTGGACAAGCCCGGCGTGATAACGAGCAAGGAGGAAGCGGTGGCCGTCGCCACTCAATTCTTTAACGACACTTACGAGATGTTGAACAGCCAAGCGGTGGAGTAATATGGAAAGCATCATCCTATCATCGGGCACCGAGGTAACCCCCGAGGACATCCAGAAGATAGCGTCGGCGGTCAACGACCTCTTGCTGACGACATCGAAAGACCCGGGGCAGTACGAGGAGGCCAAGAGCCTGCAAGGTATATCGTCCTTGCCGGTGTTCAGGCAATCCGGATCGGCCTATGATCTCGTGCGTGTGGCCATATCCTTGTTGAGGGGCGTTGACGGGAAGCAGATCGTCTTGCAGGTTACCGCAGATTACATACAGTGGCGTTACGAGGACGGGATGTGGCAGAACCTCATACCGCTCGCCGACTTGAAGAGGCCGGCCACGGAAGCCGCCGCCGATGTGCGTGAGAGGATGAACGCTATCGTGAGCGAGGTGAACGCCTTGAAGACCCAGTTCGAGAACGACGTGAGGCACGCCTTGGAGAGGGCGGACGCGGCAACCGAGAAAGCGAACACGGCGGCTGAGAACGCCAAGTCGGTGTCTGACCACCCGGGCTATATCGGCGATGACTTCCATGTCTACACGTGGGATTACGCTACCGGGGTCTATATCAAGACGGACAGGATACTGAAACCGGAGGCGTTCACAATCTACAGGGTCTATAAGTCAATATCGGCTATGGAGGCGGACAAGTCTAACGTCCCGGAGGGGAAGTTCGTCATCATCAACACGGGCAGCGTGGAGGAGGAGGATACCGGAAAGCTGTATCTGAGGACATCGACGGGCTACGACTATATCGTGGACGTTTCCGGTATGAGAGGCTTCACCGGGAAGACCCCGCAATTCTCAATAGGCACCATAACGGCGGGAACGTATCCTTCCGTCTCGTTGTCCGACGGGGGCACGGACACATCCGGCAACCCCGTATACAGGATGAACTTCGTGTTGCAGAGAGGCCCTAGGGGATTCTCCCCCAAGATATCGATCGGGAAGGTGACGACCGGTCTCCCGGGCACGGCGGCCCAAGCCACGATAACGGAGAAGGGAGAGACCGAGGAAGGGGTACCATTGGCGGAATTAGACCTTACCATCCCGCAAGGACAGGAAGGGGCGGTGGTCGGCGTATACAAGACAAGGGAGATCGACCATGTCCCGGGGGCTAACGACGTGACCTACGAGGAGGGCGGCGAGACCAAGAGCTACCCTATAGGCGGCGAGGTCTATCTAAGGGAGGCTCCCGGCGACGTTACGTTCTACAAGCTCCACGACATAGTGGAGGGCAAGGCCATATGGGAGGAGGCTTCCGGAGCCGCCTTGCCGGGGAACGTCTACTTGACCGGGGCGAATTACTACAATGAATCAGTAACAATTATCGATAAAGGGATATTATCATGAGCAAGAGAGGAGCTTACATATACCAACAGATAGAGCAGACCACGGCAGAGTGGACGGCTGACAGCACCATATACCCGCCGTCATTATGGCTTTTCGAGCGATTAACCAACGGCAATTTAAACATGAAGTTCTCGGACGGAGTCCATACGTACGCCGATCTTCCGTTGATGATGCAAGACATCAAGGTGAGGATAAAGACTGACACGGACACGGAATACGTCTTGGAGATAACCTCTGCGGAGGGAACCATAACCACGCCTAACTTGCGTGACCATTACGACGATACGGATATCCGGAATCTGGTCACCGGCCTAAGGACGGACGTTAATAAGTTAAAGCCCGTTGTCACATCCACCCCGTCTAACGGTCAGATAACCATAACGCCGGACAAGGCAAAAAATGACGATCCGGACGTGTCGATAACGCTGGAGACCAAGGGAGACAAGGATAAGTCGCTGATGGCCGACGGCAAGTACCGCAAGCTGCCCGTGTACGGCAGGAACCTGTTGCTGGGATCAGGGAAGGAGGTTAGCAACTCGAATTACAATATCGCTAATTATTGGTTGGCGGAACAGATACCAGAGGGAACTCAAGTCACGTTGACTATATGGGGAGAACTGGGTGAAAATGCCGTTTATTTTACGGTATATAACTCGAGTGGTTCGGTTGGGTCTATGGCTAATCTTAAAGATTTTGTTGACGGTAAATCAAGCGCTACCTTTAAATGGATGACAAAGTATGGGGGTAATATCTCGGCTAATACTTATTTAAAAATATATGTGGAAGGAACAGATGTAAATCCGTCTACCTCCACCATCCACAAGATCAAGCTCGAGTACGGCGACCTCTCCACCGAGTGGACACCCGCATGGGAGGACATCCCCGACATCGAGGAGCGGTACGCCTACGGTGTAGAGTGGGACATGGCATCGTCAAGCCCGGACGGGAAGCGTGTGGGGAATATGCAACTGCATAGGGAACTCCCTATCCAGAGTAAAATGAGAAGAAGTATACTTGATAATAATGGCGGGGTTGTTATGTATGATACAGAAAAGTTGGAGGAAGAATATTCTGAAATCACAAATTTTGCTTCCATGACTAGGATACCACAACATTGGTATAAAATGTATTTTAATGGTACAAGATTTAGAATGATGTTATCTGAGATACCGTTACCTGGATATAAATGTGTAAATGAGTTCTACATATCTACGACGGAGGCTAGATTGGATCGTGATTCTATGATATTGTGTAGTTGTTATTCAGTTGGATCTTTGGCTGGCAATGCTCGCGGCGGCGACAACACCGCTGAATGGGACGGCACCTATCGTTCCTTGCTAGGCCGCCCCGTCACCAACCTCACCCGAGACCAATTCCGGCAAGCCGCAAGGAAACGTGGCAGTGGTTGGGAAATGTATACCTACAACGCCCACAAGACCCTGTTCTGGCTATTCGCCGTCGAGTACGCCACGCTGGACAGCCAGAAGCCTTTCAACGCCCAGAAGGACGCTAACGGTTTCGCCCAAGGCGGATTAGGTCCGGGACCGATACAAATGACGGATTGGACTAACTTCAACAACGCCAACCCCCTTATCCCATGCGGCTATACCAACGAGTTCGGGAACGGCTCGGGAGAGAAGGCATATGTGGTGAAGAACGCTTCCGGCGGTACTCACGCCACGTTGAAGGCTAACAGGTATCGTGGTATAGAGAATCCGTTCGGCCATATATGGAAATATACTGACGGGGCCAATATACAGGTCACCACGGGCGATGCGGGATTATCCATATTATGGACTACCGATGACCCGTCGAATTTCAGCGACACCTCTTACACCGGCTATGACAAGAAAGGCAACATCTGCCGTACCAATGGTTATGCCAAGAAGATGCTCCTAGGTGAGGATGGTGATATCGTAGCTACGGAGATCGGCGGTAGTAGTTCTACCTACTGGTGCGACTACTATTACACCAACACATCGGCTAACCGCATGCAGACGGTGCTGGTTGGCGGTGCTACGGACGAAGGGCAGGGTGCGGGCCTCGCTCGCGTGAGTACGAATCTTGCGCCTTCCGCTACGGGTCGTAACGTCGGTTCGCGCCTTTGCTTTTTCCCCGAATTTCGTAAAACGTCGGCGTAGCCGCACGTCTCACGTCGGGAATTTTTTGTATAACGATTAAATAACAAGACATGAAAAGAACATATAGCGACACTATACCGATCACTATGGAAAAGGACGGTGACGGATCCTACCTTTACCGGTGGGACGTTAGAGAGGAGAGAAGGGAGATGGGTGACGATATGGCCCCCGTGATCTCCTATAGTTACAACGAGGTCAGGGTATGGCCCACGTTGACGGCCAACAAGATATTGGAGGCATGTATCAACGCCCTATGGGACAAGGACGTGGAGCAAAAGAAGCTGAACGACTACAACGCCGCCCAGCTGGGCATACTGGACTTGTTATACGTGGAGTCTTATAAGACGTTCCTTAACGAAAGGAAGGCGTTGAAAGACCGTGTGGATAGCGATTTCGCCGAGTGGGAGGCGGCGAGAGAGGATGAGAGCATAGTGGTTGTTTAACTAATTAAAAAAAAAGGATCGGAAGAATGGATTGGACGATGATGTTAACCGCCGTATTAACCTTTGTTGGAGGAGGTGGTCTTGGAGCAGTGCTGATGTTTCCGCAAAAGAGGAAATCGGCCGAGTTGGAGAATGAGACGAAAGCGAGTGAGCAATGGAAGGAATTGTATATCAAAAGTCAGGAGGAAAAGAAAGGTTTGAGCAATCTTATAGATAAACTATACGACGATCAGGGACATTTTCGTGACGAGAATAACCGTCTTACAACCCAGATAGCGATATACAAAGTACTTAAATGCAGAGATTTGAAATGTACCAATAGGAATCCTCCTATCGAGAACAATATAAATAGTGAGGATAAGGAGGATAAAGATTGCGATAAAGAAGGCTCCCCAGATCCAAAAGGATAGGGGAGCCGGATAAATTTTAGCTTCCTGTCTTTCGCAAGGGAGGATAGCAAGGTTAACAAAGCGCATAAAAGTATAAAAAATAATTGATATGAGATCGATTAACAGGAAAATCAACTTGATCGTGATCCATTGTTCGGCCACTAGGGTAGATAAGGATTATACCCCTGAGCAATTAGAGAGAGACCACAAGGCGAGAGGATTCAACTCCGCTGGTTATAACTATTATATCCGGAAGAGCGGGGAGATAGTATCTATGCGTCCATTGGAATTGATTCCGGCTCATGTGACCGGATATAACAAGAACAGTATAGGAATATGCTATGAGGGTGGTCTTGATCCGGACGGGAATCCGGATGATACACGTACGGAGGCACAGAGACAGTCGATTATAAGGCTGTTGTTGGATTTGGTCGTACAGTTCCCGGATAGTAGGATCTGCGGTCATCGTGACCTATCCCCGGATCTTAACGGTAACGGTAAGATTGAACCGGACGAGTGGATGAAGATGTGTCCGTGTTTTAATGCCGAGGAGGAGTATCGCAATATATGAAACCTTGGCAAGTAATATTAATACTAGTGTGCTTGGTAGCCAGTTTCACGGCTGGCTACCATGTCCGGGGAAATGTAGCCAGTGATTCGATATCCAAGACCGACACGTCCGCCAAGGTGGATACGATACATGACAGCATCCCGTACCCGGTCTATGAGACACTGGTACAAACAATACCTGAGCCTTTTCCTGTCTACATTACATTAGACGGTGACACGATTAAGGAACCTATATATGTCCCGGTGCCGATAACCAACAAGGAGTACAAGACGGATGATTACCGGCTGTCAATATCCGGCTATAAGTCTAATCTTGATTACATCGAGGTTTATAGAAGGACTGAGTATATAACCAAGACGATCTCCCCCCGTAGATGGGGAATCGGTGCGATAGCCGGTTATGGGATCGGAAAGCATGGCTTGTCACCCTATGTCGGGATAGGCGGGTTTTATAGAATTTGGTGAGGCTTCCATGGCTCACGCCCGAGAAACCTCTGATAATAGAATGAATGCGTTATATGAATAACAAGGGCTGACGTTTTTTGTTCATGATAATTTAATATTAGTTTGATGGTGACTTCGTGAGAACGAACCGGAAAGGGAAGATGAAGAAAAAAGAATCTTCCCTAAATAATCGGATCGGAAGTTTGATTATTTTTTCATGCCACGCACGACGGGAAGATTCTTATATGTCTTTCTGCCGTGCATTTTTTTGCCCGGCTTAATAGTAAAACAAACCACGAAATAAAAAGTTTATGAATAAGGTGGAAATTTTTTACAAAAAAGTGATAGAGGCAGTCTGCAAGGAGTGCGGAACCGATCCGATAATGATGTTTAGCAACAACAAGGAGCGCAATGTTGACGCTCGGGGAGTGGCTATAACCATACTGGCCGATCGCAAGTTGAGCGACAATATCATATCCGATCTGACGGGAATGACGAGGCAAGCCGTGAACCGGATGCGTAACTTGTACCCGGACAGGATAAGGAGGAGTTATTACCTGAGGAGGACGGTGGAGAGCGTTAAAGATAACATAAATGAATAGTTATGATTATATTACAACTTTTTCAAAGTTCAAATGTTATACTAATGATAGAAAAAAAGTTACCGAAAATATTGTAGGTGATAGAAAAATAGTTATCTTTGTGCGTTCATTCATCCAAGATGATGATTTTATTAACCAAAAGGATTAGCACATGGTAAGAAAGATCAAGGCTGTTATAGCCTTATTGGAAGCGAATGGATGGGCGCACATAAGAACTAGAGGAGATCACAGGATATTCAGGAAAGACGGAGAACCCCGTTCTATTCCTATTCCGGGGAGTCCTAGTGACGATCTAGCAATCGGTACGCTAAAATCAATATTAAAACAAGCCGGGCTAAGCGAGTCTGACTTTGATAAAATTTGATTAACATCCAATGGATAGCAGGACATATAGCCAGTCCTGCTTTCATTTTGGATGAGTGATAAATTTGCAAACATGAACCTAAAAAAAATATCAAGATGAAAACGTTGACTGTTATAATCGAGAGAACCGAGAATAATTACTCGGCATATCTGCAAGAAGTGGATGGCATCGTGGCAACAGGTAAAAGCGTGGAAGAAATAAAAAAATGTATAATTGATTCTATTAACGTGCTAATAGATGAATGTAATGAGTTTGGCGATACCATTCCAGAGGCGCTTAAGGGTGAGTATTGTTTGGCGTTTAAAATGGATGTTAAATCTCTTTTGGATTTCTATTCAAAGATATTCACCAAAGCAGGATTAGAGCGTATTACGGGCATAAACCAAAAACAATTATGGCATTATGCGTCAGGTTTGCGTAACCCACGCCCAGAACAAACCGTTAAATTAGAAAATGCCCTTCATAAACTAGGAGAAGAATTATTGGCTATAAATTTATAATTAACCGCTATCCTTATGCTTCCTATGGCCCCCAAAAATCTGGGGGCTTTTTTTGTCTCATTCCCTTCCGCAAAGAACTAGCAACAACCTCGCAACAAGCTAGCAAGGAGATATTTATTTAGCAAGGCACTTCTATGGATTTTTGTGGTGTCCGGGATAACCCGGATATGACCATAAAAAACTTCACATATGGAAGCAGAGAAAATTATTAAGGAGAAAGAGATCGTCCATGAGGATGAGCACAAGGATTACGCAAGCAAGGGCGTGGGTAACGCCGGCTTGACATTGGGTATCATTGGTACGGCTCTTGGAGCTTGGGCGGTGTCACGTAACCGTGGCGGCTTGTTCGGCGGTGGCTGGGGAGCCGGTATGCCGGAGAACGTTAACATCAACACGACCACAGGAGGCGGTGGCGGTTCCGGTGTAGGCGCTCCGACTGCGTTCATGGCTTGGGAAAAGGGTTGTGAGGAGGCTATTGCCTTGACTAACTCATTGTGGGGACTTCACGTGTCCAGTATGCAGGCCGATTACGACCATCGTAATACGGATGTAGCCGAGAAATTCCAGCTTTACCAATCACAGGTAAACGGAGATTTCGGTAACTACAAGGCTATCCGTGATCTTAACGACTATCAAACCGACAAGCTTAACAATGCGGCGTTTGGCCTGTACAAGAGTCAACGTGACGGTTTTGACGTGTTGAATGCCCGTATCAGCCATTTGGAGAAAGAGGTAGCCGTAGGTGCCGCTATCCGTCCTTACCAAGATCGTCTGATCCAGTGCGAGATCGACAAGGCGTTCACGGCTTCTGTCAACTACACGAGACAGCTTGATTGTCGTAACATCAAGGGTGAGCTGGTATTGCCTAACACCCCTGTCGTTACCGGTTATGGGAGTTACCGTAGCTGCTGTGGGTTTCCCCAGACAAGCGCCCCCGCTGAGACAGCTTGATAATCCGAGGCCCAAGCCCAAGGCGAAGGCTAAGGTTAGCAAGAGAAAGAAAAGTTAGTGGTAGCCCCTCGGGGCTTACCACTTTCCTATTACCAACCACTAACAAAAGATATTATGGCATTAAATAACGTATACATAGGAGGTGACCCGTTATTGGGGTCTAACGGTAACATGAGCAATGAGATGGAGGCTTATGAGCGTCAGTTGCAAGAGACCCTCAATCAGATACAAGTCCAGAAGCAGCGGGTGTTAAACCCTCAGAATAACCCCAAAAGAAGCCAATCTCCCTTATGGGATGAGATGGACAAGGTCGTTAATGATATGACGGACATGGAGATCGAGGCGTTAAACAATGACCCGGAATACCAGAAGGCACAAAACGCTCTGATGAGCATACTTAACCGGGAATACATGAGAATCATGCGCCCGGTCGTGGAAGAGTCCAAGGACGGTAAGGAGATACTGGATAGCCTTATGACAATCACAAAGAGGGTCAAAAAATCGGCCTCTGAGGAAGCGAACAATAATATAGCGCTCTTTAATGAGTATACGTCTAAATACGCCGATATGCCCTACGCCGAGTTCCTTAAGCTGAAGAATAGCGGCAAGAAGAAACAACCTAATTAATCGGGATCATGGAACTGAAACAGCAAGCGTTGGAATTAAAGAGCCGGTTGGTGAACTCGGTGGAGATATGGGCGGAGGAAAGGGTTGACTCTTTCGTCTCCGGGAACACGGCGTTCAAGCCCCTTGGCAAGTATCTTAAAAGGGGTGTCCACAACATCCTCGTGCAAAAGGATAAGGAGATCACTGAGAAAGTGGAAGGATTCATGTTGTTTGCGACTGACGAGAACGGCAATTATGACAAGGAAGAGCTATTCGATGACGCTATGAACGTATTCAAGAGCATGAAGCCGTATAAGTTCGAGCAAGGATTCTTGAAGGGTACGATCGGGGAAGGCTCCATCTTGATAGAGCTTCCAGATAACGGACTCATGAATTTTATCCTTGGTGATACTAACGCTATCCGTATAACGGAAGCGGATTTTCTGGAACTGAAATCAATATTCACAGAATAAAATAAATGACAGGGTATGAGATACAAGGAATTGATGAAGGACTATCATTCGAAAGGGATGGTATCCGAGAAAAAGATGTGGGAGGCCATATGCGAGCTGGACGAGGCTATGGAGTGTCTAAAAGAGAAAGATCCCGACACGTATGACGAGGCCATACGTGATATACATGAGGTTTTTTGCGGTCCTCATTATAATGAGCATTTCGCTAAGATGGACGTGGCGGCAATGCACCATAAAGGCAAGTCGGGGGAGGATAAGGGTGAGCACTGGAACATCCAGCAAGTAACCGCCGTCGCTAAAGGCATGAGCGTACCGGGCAACGCTAATATTTGGGATGTTTACGTTGCGCTAAATTCAGCGTGGCACGACAAGGAAGTAAAGTTCACGGAATGGTTCGGTCCGGATGCCGAGAAAAAGATCATCGAGGACGCTGTCAATTTCTACTTCATGGATGATGACGCTCCTGAAGGCAAGGTCTGGATTTACATGTGCGCCATGGATGACTAAGACACGATCACATAACAAGAAAAGAAACGATTCTGTAAGACGGGAAATAGACCGCCTTATAGAATCGTTGTCGTTCGAGCCTGTCAACTTCTACGAGGTTATGGCCAGAATTAGGCACTTGATGTGCCTGTTATGATATCTCTGAAATTAGGCAACTGCAAATAGAACGAGAATCTGCTTAACGGTCTCCATCGTTCAAGCAATGATCGGTTACACTCATTCCATCCATCTTTTCCGAAGCGGATATCCAAGGCATTAGTTATCTTACGCACGATAGACTGGATGTATGGTACATTTGCCCTGTTCCCAATGGAAGGGGTATAAATACATATTTTGTATATTCCTCCATTATTACAATCCCAGTTTCCCCTGTAAAAAGTGATATGGGCTTTGTCTAGTATCGCCTCGTCTGACAAGCTTATAAATCCGTTGTAACATCCGACGTACCTAGCTTCGAATACTTTTAATCCAGTGGACGATCGAAGAAGCTTTTTCAATCCTCTCTCGTCCCGGACAATTTGGCTTATTCCCATGAATTAATGATTATATAGTCCCCGCAATCTTCAATATACTTTATTCCGGCACTATCAAGAGTATTCTCTATGTCCACTTGGCACAGGCAAGATTCCGGTATGATATTGTCATACCCTTCCGCTGGGATCATTTTCGTGATTTGCGGGAAATGATCCTCTAGTTGTTTAGGGGATTGTATTTCTACATCCCCGTCGTAAATAAGTACGCACATGTTATTAGAGGTTAAATTATAGTTGTTTGAAAATCCGGAGTATCATTTATATTGAGGCTATTCACGATATCTACTCCGCACCAGTCTTCTGGATCACCATTCTTTTCACCATCCACAGATACATAACCGATACCCTCTATCATGTTTTCTGTGCCGAATGCAGTGATGTACCATGCTATCTGCCGGAGCATATCTTCTTCACTGGCACCGTCCTCTATCGCATCCCGATAACTTTCAAGTGAATCCTTAAATTCTTCTGATTCCGGATCGTAATTCATGCTAATGGTAGCACTGACCTCTACATCTATCTGTTTCATATCTTTTTAATTATGAGCCTTCCCGTGAAGGCTCGGTTAATACTATTCCTCAGATCGAGTATAGGCATCCAATGGGTAACACAAATTTTATCACCATTAGTATCATACCATTCATTACATTCTCTGCAATACCAACCCTGTTGTAAGTATTTAAAATAATCAGTACACCAGCAGCCAGTTATTACCAGATCTTCATCATCAGGTAACTTATCTTTTGTGCTTATCCACGGGAATTGCTTTGCCTGCCATTCGGCACCTGCAATAAATCCCTGATAATACGCAGGGAATGCACTACCGCTACTCCTGCTTTCAGCGAAGAGATGAGCCGCTTCCTCTACCGTCTGTCCCATATCAATATTTCTTTCCAT